ACCTGTAGTGTTAGCATTTAAAGCAGACGCACCTAATGCTGTGTTGTTATCTGCTGTAGTGTTTGCTCCTAAAGCTCCTGTTCCTATACCTGTATTATTATCACCTTCTGTATTAACATCTAAAGACGATAAACCAACTGCAACATTACCTGTTCCAGTAGTATTAGCACCTAATGCTATAAAACCAACAGCAGTATTGTTACGACCAGTAGTGTTTTTAGTAAGAGCTTGATAACCAATACCAACTAAATTATCACCAGTTGTTAAGTCATCAAATACTTCCCAACCTAAACCTGTGTTATTAGAAGCAGTAGATAAAGTACCTGTACCACCATCATTACTAATAAGAATACCATTAGAGAAGTTAGTGATATTAGAAATAATACCTACGCCATTGATAGTTCCACCAACTGCTACAGCACCTGTAGTAGTGACTGTATCGAAGAAAGTGTTTTTAAAGTAAAGAGATGATGTACCAAGATCAATATCTGAATCTGTTACTGGAGAAAAAGCTCCGTCTGCAAATGTAACTTGATTAGCATTGTTAGCTTTAACAGTAATAACATTAGAGCCACTAAATGTAATAGATGTATCTGCATCACCATCGCCTACAATAGAGTCTAAAGATATAGAGCCAACATTAGTAATGTTAACATCATTAAATGAAGCACCACTTGTAAATACGGCTGCTTGAGGAAAAGTTACTGCTCCTCCGTCTGCTATAGTCATAGCATCATCACCATCTGTAAATTCTATAAGAGCTGTTTGTATTGAAGCAGAAGTTTCTATTATTCCACTTGTTTGTAAAGTTAGAGAAGCAAAAGCATCAACCATTTTACCGCCAGAGCCAGCACCATCAGCATAGATAACTTTAGTTTTACCAGAAGGTATAGTAACTGTAGCACCACTACCTTGTTTGATAATTATTGATTGAGAACCAGATGTTCCATTTTCTATGATCCATAGTTTTGAAACTGTGTTAGGTGCAATTGTAATAGTACAAGTTGAATCTAGTGTACCTGTGTATTCTAGATACATAGACCTACCTGGATCGGTAGCTCCGTCTGCTATTGTAGTTGTGTGTGTATCAGCGTTTGTAGTTATGCCTTCTGTGCCATAACTAAAAGCTTCTGCGATTAATTCAAGATTGGTGTTTGTAGTATCACCCCATGTTCCACTAGCATCACCAGTAGCCAATTCGTTTAATCTTAAATCATTTACATATGAACTTGCCATTTTATTTCCTCGTTAAAAATTATACTTTATATTTTATGCGACATCACTCCAATTTGGAGATTGCGTTGTTGTTATTATTGCATAGTTAGGATTTTGGGTGTCTACGACCATACCCCAAACCTGAACTTTTTCTAAATTTGATACTAAAGAATCTAATGTTATTAGAGCTATATTAGCATCTGCTGTTGTTGTTACTGTAGGATTTGGTATTGATACTCCAAAACCTGTAACATTAAGAATATTGTTAGTGCTTAAACTTTGATTACCTAATGCAGATGTTGCTGCTCCTAGAGTAATAGGTACATTAGCTGTACCAGTAACTGTTTCGTCACCTACTGAAAGAGTAGATGCAACTGCTGATACTCCTGTAACTGCTGCTGCTTGAACTGCTGTGCCATTGTCTAATGCACTTGTTCCTACTAGACCTGTGACTGGTACAGGTAAAGGTTCACCAAAGGTTAATTGACCCCAGGTACCTCTACCCCAACCATTAATATTCGGCATGAACTACTAAGCTATTCTTATAATAGCGTTTGAAGCATCTGCTGCTGGGAATTGAATAGTAAAATCACCTGCTGTAGAAGTTTTATCTGCACCAAAATCTAATACTGCAACAGACTTATCACTATTAGTATCGTTGTATATTAAGCAACCTCTTGCTGTAATAGTACAGTTACTAAATGTTAAATCTGCAAAATCAGCTATAGCCGTAGTTCCACTAGCTACAGGGGTTACATTAGTTAATGCTGATCCTGTTGCTGTATAGTTGGTTCCACTAGCTTCATTAGAACTAGTATATGCAGTTGTAGTAGCACCTAAAGATGCAGAACTTGTATATAAAGCTAGCTTAAAACTATTACCACCATTGGTGAAGTTGTGAGTTCCTTTCATTAATTCTACTTTAAATGATGTACACATTGCCTGTGATATTGCCATTATAATCTCCTAATAATATCAGCCATATCTTTATGACCTTGTTTTTCTAATAATCCTGCCATAGTAGCTCTATCGCTAGCTATAGCCTGTTTCATATACAAGAACACTACTGTTTGTATGTGTTCTTTAAATGCGTGTGCTTGTGCTTTAATCATAGGATCAGCGTTTTCGCTAACCTCTACAAGCCTTTCCATGATTCTTCCTGTCCAATATTCAGGAGTTAATCCTTCATTTTGAGTTGTTTGAACCCCTACATTACCTACTTGTCCACTAAACATTATGTTACTTGTTGCCTTACAGGACCACTTCTGTAATTATCTTTAGTGTTTTTACCTTCAGCTAATGACTTTAATCTTGATATAGCTTCGTTAAATCTGTTTTGATAGTTAGTTAATATATCAGGCTCACCCTTCATAAAAGTATAAGCTTCTATTAATGAACCATATAATAAACAATTTGGAGCATTGTCACTCAACCAACTTGTTCCATCTGCTGTAGTTGTCATAGATTGAGGTCTATATTCATAATGTAGTTCTGCTGTTAAATTTGCATTAGGAGTAGGTGCTAATATAAATGTATCATCATCAAATCTAGCGTAGTATTTAGGTATTCCTGTTACAGAGCTATTTGGATAAGCCTCTCTAAGAAAAGCTACATCTTTATATAGTAAAAATTCATACCCACTATTATCTATAGCAAGTGAATGTGGTGCTAAAAAGTCAGAAGGAGTAGCTAAATACTCATTATTAGCTGTTACATTTCCAGTTACATTTTTTCTAGAAAATGGTAATGAAACTAATTTTTGTATTCTATCTTCTGTATTAACAATAAACTCGTCTAGATTGTTTACAAAAGTTACTTCTGTATTATTTGTATAATCTTGTATTGCTGTTTTTAATGTTGTAAATGTCCAAGCCATTATTCTATACTCACTTTAACTGTTCCTACTTCAGTCCTAGATATTAAACCTGTTCCTGATACTGGATTAAATCCATAATAAGATGTTGATTCTTTTCTTCCCCTATCTGGTCTTGGATCAAACAATGCTTGATTATCTGATGTATCAACTTCCCCAATTTTAAGTTGTGGATGATCTACATCAAAACAATAAGAACAAACCTTTAATCCATTACGAATACTATCTTGTATTTCATATTTTAAATCATTTAGCTTATAAGTAAAACCACATCTATCGCAGTCTCCTAAAGCTCTCTTACCTGCCGCAAACATTATGAATAAGAACTAAGGTCAGGTACAAATCTAACTGAAGCCTTGTCTCTGTCTGCGTCACTCACGTCATTCCAAAGCTCATCATACCTTTGCTTTATCATTGGAACTCTATTTTGTGCTTCTGGCATTTTGCAAGCTAAGTTATAAGCTAGTGCATATGTTAAACAAGGAAGATATCTACTAGGAACATCAGGATTGTTACTTGCTACATCTCCTGCATCTTCTATTCTTTTTATGTAATCGTAAACTAATGTATATGTTTCTGACGCATCTGGAGTTGCCCATAAAACAATACTATTTGAACTAGTTCCTTTATCTACAAAAAACTGTGTAGGCTTTGATTGTAGTAATTTTACAGCTTGATGATTGTATTCTGTTCTAGATATTCTATTAAGTCTTTGGTCAAACTGATTAGTTATTTCTCCAGCATCGGTTCTAATAAAAGCATCTACTACTTCTAAAGCACTTGATTCTATTTCGTAGCTACCTGTTCCAGCAACAAGAGTCTGTGTACCTTGCTCTATCTTCCAAAGGTTTAATCCTTTGTTTTGCCATTCTAAAAATATAAGATTTAGAGCTCTTTTAGCTCCTCTATAATCATAACCTGAACGAAGTTCACTACCGCATAGATCATAGGCTTCTTCCATGATATCGGCTAAGTCTAATGTAAATGCTGTTGTTCCACTTGTTGCCATTATTTATCCTTTATTAACACTTCCACCTTCTACGAGCCTGCCTAATTCTTGAGTCAGGATCGTTTCTGGTTTCTGCTGAACTATTTTTTAGTTGTCCTGCTGATCTTGCACAATAAGATTTTCTTCGTTTAGCTGCTTTACTACCTTTCTTTACTGTACCAGTTACTGCTGTTTTTAACTTAGAACCAGGATTTGCTTTGCGATAAGCAGCAACTCCTTTCTTAGTCATTCCAGCACCAGACTTAGTAGAACGATAGTTAGCACCTTTACCTTTGGTCGTCTTAGGTATAGGACTATCTTTTTTTCTCATTGTAAAAAACTATTTAATAGTTATTTATTTTTTTTCATTGATGGTTCGGTCATTCCACCGCCACCAAATCTTTTCTGAACATCATCTTTGTTAGACATAGTTTTGTCCATCATCATTGTTTTTCCGCCACCCATATATAGCTGACCGCCTTTACGATACATAGCACTCATAGGAGCTCTTGGCATCATAGTATTCATAGTCTTTCCGCCCATATTGTAATCTTCTGGCAATCTTTTCTTTTTTAATCCACCTGGCATAATAAATTCCTCTATTTTTTAACAGATTTAACTGTTGGTTTTTTTTGTTTATAATTGTTTTTAAGCATGAAATACAGTCATTGTTAAAAATGTTGATACTGTATATTGAATATAAATGCCATCAACAAATAACACACCTTCGTCTGGTATGACTACATCTCTTGTTGCATCAGCGTCACCTACAGAACTTAATCCTAAAATACTTGTTCCGCTAGGAGAGTTCTTTAGAAAATCTACAGTTCCTGCTGTTGCTGTGCTGGTTAAAAATACACCTTTCAATCTACTTCTACCTGCAAATACTACATCTGCTGCTGAAGCATTAACTCCTGCTGAGACATTGCCTGCTGGGTTACCCACAGCAGTTATCGAAGCAATAGTTAAAAAGAACACCGCTCCAGTAGCTGTACCTGCATTGGCACCTGTAATGGATTCTGTTTGAGCAGCTCCATTAATATCAGTTCCCACAACAGTAAATGATTTACCAGAGTCATTCCCAGCAGAAAGAATCGTTACAATCCTTCCATGACTGAGTGCAACTGCACCACCTGAAGCTAACGCACCACCTATTACAAGTGCTGCGTTATTTCCAACTGATGTTGCTACTGATATTCCATCGGCATCTAAGGCTACTGTGTCGGCAGTAATAGTTACTGCTTGTACATCTGAAATACCCATAATTTACTCCTTAACTAAGGTTTAAGTTAATTAGTGAGTATTCTGTATTTGCTGATACAGCCATTACGTCACCAACTTCCATCAACACATTGTCTGTTGCTGGAGCTACGCCACCTGCTGTACCACCTGAACGAACTGCTGCATTACCTGCAACTACTGTTCCTACAGTTAATAAAGCTGCTGGTCCTTTAATAACAGCCCAACCAAACTTGTTTGCTGCCATATCTCTTACTGTAGCACCCATTAAAGCACCTGTTTCTGTTGCTGGTGCAACTATTAGGTCATTACTTGGGTCAGCTAATAATGTTAGCTGTGAGTTAGTTGTTAAAGCAGTTGCTAAAGCATCGTAACAAGTAATTATTATTGAAGGGTCTGCTGAATGGTCATGTGCTGGATTAGATTTAACTCTAAGCATTTGTCCTTCACCATTTACATCGTTTACCCAAAGGTAACCATTTGCATATTGGTTTAGAGTAATGTCAGTACCGCCTGTTTCTACAGAGAT